GGTTTTGGGTGTTTGTACTGTATTCGGGAAGGCTTGAACTATTGTTAGACAAGTACCGGCACATTTGCGCCAAATAAAATTCGCCTTTACTTCGTGCGTATTCCCTAAGTGTTACCGCTTCATCCGGACTAATAGCCGTAGAACCTTCCGGGGTATTGGTCATAAGTCCCCCGTTACGTATTTGTACTTGTAAGTCCCCAACCAGTTCCACAACGGTAAACCAGGCTAACGCCTTACGCACATAATTGTTAGTTAGTGTTTCGTACGCACCCGCTAACGTTCCGGCTTGTGCCTTAGTTTTTAGCGCGTCTAATAAATCCGAACCTAAATATAACTGTAGGTGTATATCTTGCGCGGCAATAATAGCCGGCGGCAATTTGTCTTCGTCTACTTGCCCGTTTATAGGTGTGTACCTTTTTAGGTAAGTAGGGTCGATTAGTAAAACTTCCATTTTAACGGGGGGTTGTAAAGTTACGGGGATCTAAAAACCCGCGGTTTTCCATATCGCGCGGCCGCTTCGCTACTTTCGGGTCATTTACTTCTAAACGTTTCGCGTCTACGCCGGCGTTCTGAATTATTCTCTTTGCGTCCGCAACACTAATACGGGCGTTTGTCTTCTTTAGATACGTACGGCGTTCCCAAAAATGCCGACAAGATCCGCCACCCTTGTATAACCAAATATCGTAAGTATTCGCGCCACGTGGTCCCCAACCAGGGTTAACCGCTTGACGGCCGGCCGCTACTATATCTTCTTTTCTATATACCTTATTTGAATCTAACATAACCTTACAAAAGTCCCGGTTATTTTCGTCCCGTGCTACCGTAGGCGCGTACGCGTAACGTACCTTAATTAGTTCGGTATCTTGTTCCGAAGTTTGTGGGCCTTGCTGGTCAATAGTACGGGCAAACGTCCAAAGGTTGTCTAACGCGCCTTCTTGGTCGTAGTCTACCTTACGGGTATCTATTAGTTCATAGTCCGCTAATAGTTCTTCTTCGTCTTCGCCTTGCAACAATTCGCACAATTCCACCGGTACCCGGTCGGTGCTTAGGTTTGTATTATTCGGAAAAAGCCTTTCTACGGCTTCTTTACTAAATCCTAACATAAACTGTAGAATTTGGGCCGCCTGGTTTACACTTAGTTCGCCGGTCTTGGTTTTGCTTATTACGTCGATGGCACTACTAATTTGAATACCGGTAAATTCTACGGCGGCTTCTACTTCTACCTCATCTGATTCGTAAATTACGTTTGTACCCGCGGCTTTATAAATCCCGCCTAATGCATCTATAACCACGTTTTGGTAAGGTTGCGTTACTTGCTCATCAAATAGTTCGGCCGCCTGTTCCAGTTCTTGAACGTTGCCCAATTGCCCCGCCGTCTTAACGCCAAACATAGCCGGACTTACCACCCGGTGCCCAATCATTATTTTATCTTGTGCTTCCGTGCTTAAAAACTGGTATTGTTTATCAGCATCCGAAAGGGGGAAGGGTTCGAAGGTAGGTTTACGGGTTGGATCATCTGAAAACGTGGCAATAAATTTACCAGCGTTACCCGTTCCGGTTAATTCCCTACTAATGCGGTTTTTTATTGCGCGTTGTTCTTCTTCGCCTGGTGCCCCATTTGCAAAGTGAATAGCAAACGAAGGGGCCAACCCGTTTTTAATATTGTTTATATGGAAAATACCTATTTCCTTTTCTAGTTCAATATATTCTATTGCGCCTATATAATCGGGTTTAGCGTAATAGTACGAACCGGGCGAAAACGGTTTAACGTACAAAAGTTGTACGGGGTGTTCGTTCTTGGTGTCCGGGTTGAACCTTGCGTACCGTTGCGGTTCTATACCACGGTCCGCCCAATCCGAACTATAGAAATATTCTTGTACTTGTTCGTCTTCGTCCATTAAGCCACTACGTACGTTTTCTATTGGTAGGTGCGAAACGTTGGCAATAGTAGACCTATCCAAAGACCAGTTAATTTCTAAGGCAAACGCAAAATGTAACTTTAAGTCTACCGTTACCTTCCTTAGTTCGTCTTCTAAATTCCACTTTTCATAAAGTAAAAGACTATCCAAGTTTGAAGGTTTTAACCCGTCCCCGTAAACACGTAAAGCAATAGTAGTAACTAAGGCCCGGTGCGTTGGCGAACTATTGTAAAGATCTACTAGGTATTGCGGGTATAAGTTATCAATACCATACTTTACGTATTCCCCGCCTTTCGTGTCTTCAATAGCCGGGCGCGGTTCATACCCCGAAAGGTTCACCGACAAAAGGCCGGTATTATTTCGCGTTGGGGGTTGTGGGGGTTTTCTTCTTGTTGCCATTTAGTCAGTATATGCGAACCAAGTACCGGGGTTTGTTGCTGGTGCCGTACTTATAGCCGTGTCCAACACTTGTAACAACCCTTGTTCTACCTTCGCTATTGCGTTACTTGGGTCTAAGTTAGTGCTACTGTTCTGTACATACACTTCGTATACATAGAACCCCGGTTTAGTAAGTAAAACGTTGTTTGTGTCTTCCGTATCCGTACGCAAAGTAACGGCGGTATACCGTGGGTTGTCAAAGTCCGTAACCGCTACGAAGTAAAACGCGGCCTTTGTTACCTGGTTAACTAGCTTAATAAGATAGTTTGTATACGTATAGTTCCGCGCGCCGTCTTGCAACGTAAGGTATACGGTTTGTTCCCCGGCGTAATTAGGTAATAGGCGTATCATATTCAAAATAACGAAAGTTCGAATTTAATTCGACAAAAAAAGGGGCAAGGCTTTACGCCCCGCCCCTTTCGGCTTAACCAAAACCCACTTAAGAAGCTGGTGTAAGTGTTAAGTTTGCATCCGCTGAATCGATAAACGCCGGCGGTTCGCCTTCGTTTGCGGTAAATTGCAAGGTCCAACCGTGAAGGTCACCCGCGGCCGCCCCGGTTTGCATCGCGCCCCCCGTAGCTTCTACGCCGTGCGTACGTCCCATAAGTAAATAATTGTCGTTTGCATCTTGAACAATGATACTTAGACGGCTTTTTACCAAGTCCGCAAGTTCGGCACTATCGGCGGCACCTAAAACGGGGAAGTTCAACGCGTCCAAAACTTGGGCGTAATAAACCGAACCGTTTTCAATAGATACCGTAGGCGTTGCGACCAATGAAGCCGCGTTGCGTGTCGGTTCAAATTCGTAATACGTAACCGCCGTTGCCGCGGCTGATTCACCCGCTACCGGGGTACCCCAATCGCCGTCTACGAATGTTTTAACGTAGATACGCTTAATACCGGCAATACCCGTTTTACAAGGGAACGCACGGCCGCTAATTGTAATACTGCAAGCCATAACGTTACGAATTAAGAAGTACGGCGCGCAACGGCCAATGAACCCAAGTCGACAACTTGACAACCAGCGGTAAAAGCGATCATACCGCGTACCACGTCTTGCAAAGTGGATTCGTTCAAATCAACCACACCCGCGGCCGTTTCGAAGTCGTTACCGGTCAAGTCCGTACCAAATACCAAGTTATCCCAACGAGAGAAAATAAAGGTATCATTTGGCAACCCGCGCGGGGTAACAATCTTAATACCCGCGTATGATTCTACGGCTTCGGCCAAAACCGGGCCATGTGTAGTGGCCATGCCTTGGTAGTACAATTGCTTCATGTACGGTGACATATACAAGTACGCGTTTTCATCGCCAAACAATACCGAAGGGGCACCGTTCAAAAGGCCGTCCAAACGCGCCAAAATGTTAGCCGAAGTAGTAGCACCGGTTAACGCATCTTCGGAACCAGGCGTACCCGCTACAATTTTTGCGCTAAACGAATCAAAGGCCGAAGTAGCCGAACCGCCGGTAGTACTACCGTCCGTTTCGTTATAATAACCGCGCCACATATTTTTTTCTACGTCTTCGGCGGCTTGCTTCGCCAAATAAGATAACATAGCTTGCATAGTATCGGCGGGGGCCAAACGGCTATTACGCATTAGGTCCGCTTCCCAAGTACCTACCAAATCTTTTTGGCAAAGTTGCAATTTAATTTCGAGGGGTGAAGTAGCCAAAACCACTTCCCCAAGGGTGCCGGCTTGTCCGGTAAAGTCGCACGTACGCGCGGTAATAGATGAACCGGACCACTTACGTAGTACGGCTTTACCGACTACGTTAGGGCGCACATCGCACCAATTATTTACGATCGTGTCCGCGGCCATAATTGCCGGGGTTACATAGGGAAGGGCGAGTTTACCCGCGTACGTTCCCGCACTAGCTGTTACGTTAGCCATAGTTTAGTTAAATTGTTTAATCATTGTTTTAATACGAAGATCTAAGGGCATTTTTGCCAATTCTTCACGGCTCAATTTTACCGCTTGCGTTGGTACCCGTTGAACTTTGGCGGCTGGTTGCGCACTAAGTTTTTCCAGTTGTTCCGCGTTTGCGCTTAGTTGCGCTTCTACTTCTTTAGACAACGCCAATACCGCTTCTTGAATCATACCCGCCACTTCTTCACGGGTCAACGGTTCGGGTTGTGCTTCCAGTTCCGCGGCTACTTCTTCTTCTTGTGCCGCTTCTTGAATAATACCGTCCATAACTTCGAATTGGGTACCGTCTTCCAAGGTATACACCCCGTTAGGTAGTGCGATTTGTTCGCCTTGGTCATTGGTAACAAAAACATCCGAACCAGGTACAAACGCTTCGGCGGTTGTTTCTACTTCTTGCCCGTTTTCTAGTTTGGCCGTTGCAAGTTTTACCGCTTCCGGTTCGTTCGCCGTAAGTTCGGTAACCGAACCAGCAAACAAGGCTTGTAATTTTTCCGTAATAGTCATGTTTTGACGTTTAAAGGTTTAACGTAATTATTATTCATTATTGGACAAAAGGCGTTCAAATTCTTGGGCCTTGTCTTCGTGGCCGTTAGTCTTCAAACGGTCCGCGGCCCACTTAGCCGCTTCTAAATAGTTGTTACAAACGGCGAACCTTTGCGTTTCGTCCGGGTATTCGTCTACTAGTTCACCCATACAACGCAAAATAAATTCGTCTTTAGGTTCGCCCGGTTTTTGTTCTACTAACGAAGTTTCGAAACGTTCAAAGTTACCTTCTATACTAAACCCTTTAAGTTTACCGGTCTTTATAAACCCTTGCCAAAGTTCTTCGTTGTCAATTTTCATAACACCCGCCCAAGTACCTTTAGGGTACTTCATACCGTATAAGTGGGTTTTGTCTAGTTGGGTGTCTTCTACTATCCAACTTTCAACCGTGGTAACCCCCGTTACCGGTACTTCGTGTTCTACGTTCGCTTGTCTTTGGTTACCGGCTTTTTGATACTGGTAAGCCGCGGCCCTAATAGTATCCGAAGTAAAGTATATATAAAATTCTTCGCCCCCCTGGTTGCGGTAAATAGGTTTGTCAGGTACTAGAATAGCACCCAATACCAACCGCTTTTCTTCGTCAACCGCCGTAAACCGGTATTCGTCCGAAAGGGTTACCCAATTTTCTTCTATTGCGGGTTCGCTAACAAGGCTAATAGCGTGTATACCGTCCCCGTCTTTTAGTTTTAGTTCGTATATCTTCATAATAACAAGGCTTGTTCTTCTATTTTTTGTTGTGCTTGTTGGGCGTTGTTTACGTCTGTAGCCAATACATACGAACGAAACGCCCCGTTTTCGAAGTTTGGTACTTGGGGTACACCAGCATTAACACCCCCCGCGGCTTGTGGGGCCGTTACTTGTGCCGCGCTTCCGAATTGTTGCCGGGCAATAGTTGCAATTTGTGCAACCCCCGCAAGACCAGCCGCGGCCGCGGCCGCAAAACGCGAACCCGGTACACCTGGTACCGCGTCTTTGGCTAACGCATCCGTTACCGCTTGCGCCGTTTTTATACTTGCGTCGGCTATACCCAACGCCTTAGAAATAGCAAAGGCTTTTCGCGCGTTGCGTTCGTCATCTTTGGCGAATATTTCGTTTAGGCTTTTGAACGCGTCCAAAGTGTTAGCTACCAAATTACGCCGGGCGTCTTGTAATTCTTGTTCAATCTTTAATCGTTCTTCGGCCGCTTTACGTTCGGCTTCTACAATAGCTTTTGCCGCTTCTTCGGCCGCTATACGGTCCGCTTCTTGTTGATCTAACAACCGTTGCCGTTCTTCTTCTTCCAGGCGTACCCCTTCGGCTTTTAGGGTATTCAATTTGTTTTGTAACGTTGTTTGCAGTTCTAAAGATTCGGCCTGTAAGTTGTATACTTCGGCTTCTAATTCGGCTTCGGCTTGTAGGTCTTCGGCGGTGGATTCGCTTAGGGCGTTTTGTTCCCGCCTAATTCGTAAGGCTTCTTCGGCTTCGGCGCGCCTACGTTCAAACAACGCCCGTTCTTTTGCCCCGGCTTCTTCGGCCGCGGCTATACGTTCGTCTATACTTTTTGTTGTGTCTTCGGCTATTAAATTTAGTTCCTTAATACCCGCCCGTTCTTTGGCGGTTAATACCAACGTTTCGCGTTGCCGGTCTATTAGTTTTTGTTGGGCCTTTTCCAATCTTGTAGCCGCTGAAGCCGCGTTACCTATTTCTTTGGCAATACCGCTAAAAGTATCTATAACGGCCCCGCCAACGTCTACTATATCGCCAATTACGGTAGCTTCCATAACGAACGTTTTAGCCGCTTCTTTTGCGTCATCTATTGCCCCGGAAAAGTCCCCGCTAAATACCTTTTTAATAGCGGAACCAAGTAACCCAACAGTTTTTAGTATGCCGTCTATTTTATCTTGTACATAGGTCTTAATACTATTTCCAAAGTCTATAAGGGCTTGTTTTGGGTTCGCGAAGGCGTTAAATATTGATTCACCTAAACTACTGGTTAGATCAACCAAAACTGAAAACGCGGCTTTTAGTCCGGCCATAGCTTGCGCCAAAACTTCGGCCCCCCGTTTGGTTTGGGTAAAGTACGCAACCAGCGAACCCAAGGCGGTAACAAATAAACCTATACCGGTGGCGGCTATTGCTACTTTAGTTAAATTAAGTCCTTTAAGAAGTCCAGTAATACCCGCCTTAGCTTGTACAAATTTAGTAGCAAGTCCGCCGGTAGCCTGGTCAAGAAGTTGTACGGTCTTTTGTCCGCTTGCCCCTAAGTTCTTTACCGCGTCTTCACTTTCTTCTATTGCCTTGTTTAGTTTGGAAGTATCCGCGTCTACTTCTAAGGTTACTTTCTTAGCCATTCTATTACGTTGTAAATAAATAACGCGTATACCCACACTATTAGAAACGCTATTACCGCGTCTAATACCCTAACCCACTTATTCGGTTTGGTTTGGGGTATAAGGTCTATTGCATCCAAAATAAACCCGAACCCTTTTTTTTCCCTTACTTTCATAACGTTTGTACCGCTGGTATTAAACACCTTAACGTGTCCGGGTCATACGTATAACCGTAGCGTTCGCAACAAGTTTTACTAAGGCTTGTAACGTCCCCCGAAATAATACCGTTAAGACTGGTTGTAGGTAGTTGGGCACAATCGCGAACCGTGCCTAATACCTTTAATAGTTTTACCTGTGTTACCGTGTCTTGCGTTGCGTCAAAATTGGATATTTCGAGAACGCGCCAATACTGGTTAAATAAAAATATCTTATCGTTAAATTCGAACGTGGCTATATCTTCGGTAGTAAGAAGAAAGTACGCCGTTAGTTGCCTTGCGTCTTCGCTATACAAACTATTGTACCAACTCGACCAGTACCGGTAATACAACGAATAAAGGGGTAACCCGTTTGTTTCGTGGAACGGTGCGGGGTATCCATAAAAAAGGCTATCGGCCTTATTCGGTAAAGGTACCCGGTAAGTAGAATACGCGGAAAAGAAAGGTGCCGGTTCGTCAAAGTCCCCATACCCGTACGAAGTTAAATATACGTCCCCCGTTTCGAATCCATTGTAAAAACATAGAAACGGTTTGGGTTTTTCTATTGCCGCGTTT